ATTTAGGTGAGGGCGAGCATTTGGTGCTAGAGGTGGGCCGATGAGTTGCAATGCGCCGTTTGATTCGTGAATAACCTGATTGTTGACAAAAAAGCCAGTACCAGATGCCGGATTGCTTGTATTTGCTACATAATCAGGTGGCAGCTTTAGTTGCCATCCATGGTAACCCGAATTTTGTGAGCCTTCGCCGGCTCTATTGGATATCTGATCGTCGTCATATAGCGTACCAGCAATGTTTTCTACAACAAATGGCACTAATTCTGCTATTATTTGTCCACCACTGCCTGTTACTGTTGCATATCTAGAAGGGAAGTGCGCTGAATGTGTAAAATCTGTTACTAATTGTGGAATTGCATCCGCAATAACTGTCTGCGTTGTCCCTTGCAAAGCTGATGGTATATTTTCCTGATGCCATGCCTTGTTAGCAGAAGTATTTGCTCTACCTGCTAATCTTTTAAATCCGGATATGGTTTGTGCTTGGTTGGTATTTGCCATCTTAACTCACCTCTATCCTGTCAATGTACCCATCCCAACTGGCACTAGCTTGAACTCTTAAAAGAAGATATTTTCCATTTTCCCAAGCGCCGCCGAGCAAATTGATATAACTGCCAACAGTGGTTCCGCCAGTTGAAATTGTTAATGGAAAATATCCGGAATCGACGCCTTCAACGCCACCTTGTCCGTCGGTATTTTGGTTTCCAGCTTCGGAAATCCTACCAGCGTCAAGCCACCCAGTGCTAACAGTGGCACTAGAATTGGGATATTTGTATTCTATTTTGAAGCTGCTGTTGTTATATCCAGCCCCTAGTCTGTCCAACGTTCCAGAACCGTATACAACTAAGTTAAATTGAGTTTTATCCGAGCCGGTAGTGTTCTTGATATACCGAACATATGTTCTTGTCGATTGAGTTAGTTGTGTAATTCTGTAATCCGGATTTCCTGCAGGTGCTTGCAATGTTGAAAAGCTTCCCGTTATTCCAGCCATTGGAGGGGCAATAAGTTTGCCGCCAAATACAACAAGCCCATCTGAATAATTTGCATATGTCGCCTGATCATTAACGGAATATTCAGAATTCCAAGCATATGTAAATCCACTTCCGCCAGAAACGTGAGATTGTTGTGAATAAGTTACATTTCTATTTTGTAATCTATATGTTTCTGTTCCGAAGCCTTCTGAGCCGTCTTCGTCTGTGTTTGATGAATCTGCCGAATATCTTAAAAATCCTGCCTTAGAGGGAGACGCAAAGTCAGATGTTGTGAAACTTGCAACAGGCGATGAGGCAGTGGCTGGTGGCTCATCAAACCTAATTTCGTCAACTGATGCTGTATGTTTTTGGGATGCAATCACAAACTCGCCAACCAACGAAGTAGAAGGGCTGAAATTATATACCGCTTCGCAATTTAATGCAGCGTTATGTACACCAGTGGACAGATTCAAATCTGGGTATGTTGCCAAGCCGTCTGCGTCAGTTCTGGTAGCTGTCGATGTCGAAGATGCAGTGAGGCTTTGTACCGTAAGATTAGTTAAATTTGTGTTAGAGCCAATTTTGAAAAACATATCGTTACCAACTGAATTTCTAACATTTCGATAGCAGTTTGATGCGGTGACAACAAACGAAGCAGAAGGGGTTGAAGCAAAATGTCTAATCCCAGAACTATAATAGATCGAACCATTGTTATCAAATGAGCTAAGAGTTCCATCAGTTATTGATATATTTGTTGCGGCTGAATCTCCATCATTTATCCATTCAATGTAATTTGTATCTCTTTCTCCAAAAGTGCCGCTATGGATAACTTGCAAGTAATTCCACCCATTTCTCTGATCATCCGGGTGTACGACTACAGATCCAGTTCTATATGGCTTGGTATAATCTCTAGGGTAAGGGCTGCTGTTATACGCTGGGAATAATCTTTCAGTTATTCCCGTAAAGCCAGAGCCCGATACATTTAAAGAATTTCCGGTGAAAGAGGGCGTAGCAAGAGACTGAGAATGGATTTTTGTGCCGTTAACAAATAATTGCAATTCTCCGGTATCACCATCCAAGATTCTGGCAGAGTTTGTAGATGAATTGATTTTAGATGTAATGCTACTGTTCTTAGTGTATACACCTAGTCTTTGATTGGCTTGTGCAGTGTTTATAGTCCAACTGCCATTAACATCCACAGCACCATTGATATTTGGTGTTGCCAAGACATTTGAATAGCCGGCAATTGCGTTAGACGTTCCAAAAGATAATTTTGCAGATGATCCTTGAGCCGAGACACTCATATTTTGATCCACAGTCTGAACTTCGGCTGGGAGTGTGATTCCGCCTGCGCCGGCTCCAAAATTAACAGAAATTTCTGAAATATGCCCAGTCCAGTCGTCGTCTGCTTCAATTTTTACTATGAAATACTCTCCATTGGCTACAACTTTGGTACCCAGCGTGGCTACATTATAAGCACCGCCGGCGTCAACTGAATCGTCAAGAGTTGCCGGCACGTCTCTTCCGCCCTGTCCATCTGATACGTTATCATATACATAAAGTTGGGCTAAGTTTAGCCATCCTGTTTTTGCTGGGGTTTTAACTAATACACGAATATTCTTGTTTGCGCCAAGATCTACAGTATTTGCTGTAATTTCGGCGTCTCCTTTGATTGTAACCCCAACATCTCGGACACTAACACCGGTGTTCTCGAAAGCACGATAAAAAGTCCTTATCCCTTCCGGAATTGTTGAGTAGTTTGGCTGTCCTGATTCTGTGTTTGGAATTGTTTGGAAGTTTCCTCCGTTTGTGGTGTTAAGGGGGGAAACTAGTTTATTATTATAAAGCTGCAAACCATCTGCGTGATTTCCTGATCCTGTCATGTGCGTTTGGCTATCCCATGAACCAGTGCCGTTTAAGGGATCCTGCACAGAAGCTTGGGAATCATACGCACCAGAGGGAATACGCCATGTCTCATTTTTGAAATGTTCCTCGTCTTCGTCCGGATTGTCAGCAGTTGGCGTAAAAATCAAAAAACCAGATGCATTGGTGACTCCTGTTGCCGCTCCTTTGAATATATGTGACAATGATGCTGTTGCGCCGATAGATTCATTTAATATAACAGTATCGGTTGTTGACAAAGATTGCGTAAAAGCAACTGTCTTGTTTTCATCATCTGAGCCGATGTGCGGCATAGTGTCGTTGGCAATAGTGGCGTTATTGGTTGAATCAGAGCATGTGATTGATGCTAAGTTATATGCATTTTTATAAAAATTTGATATCAAAAATTGATAGTCGGCAGTTGCACTAGTGTTGTATTGCACTCCGGAGATATATCTAGAGCCTATAAGGCTGATATTTGTTATAGAGTTGGCAGTAACTGTAACTGTTTCGTTGTTGTCATCATTAACCCATTCAACAAAATTTGTATCTCTATCGTCAGAAGCCCCAACCGAATGTCTAACGAAAGCATAATTCCAGCCTCTTCTTTGGCTCGCAGAATGTACGATATATCTTGCTGTTCTGTGCATAAACAAGTCAAATGTATTTGAATTAGCGTCTGTTGCCGAAGCTGTTACAGAAATGTTCGTAAAACCAGAGCCATCAGCGTTCAGAGAAGCTGAAGTTCCTGCTCCGGGTGCGCCAGCACCGACTGCGGTTGCCAAATCTAAAGTATGAATAGGCGTAGTCGTGTCATTGACAAACAACTCCAAAGAGCCGGTTTCGGCATCTCTGAAAGCGTCTGCTTCGTAATTCGTATTTGAGCCCAGTACCGAAGCTGTTACATCAAAATTGATATATCCAGTAACATTTGTGTCATATCTGAATATAGAGCGTCTAAAGTTTGTACCAGAAGTCTCTGTTTCATATAAGTCGCCCTTGTCTTTTGCTGCGAATCCGGCAGTTGTCCCAACAGAAATATAAGGAGTGCCATCAGATGACATATCATTTGACGCGCCAAACGAAATATAAGCATCAGTCCCATCTTGCCCAGCATTCACTCTTGACACTGCAGGTGCAGGTGGGGGCACTAGTGACTTAAATATCTCGTTAAACCTATCAACGGCATCGCCAATAGCAGTAGATGCAGCAAAATCTGTAAACAGTCCATCGGCGTAAGTGCCGTCAGGGGGATCTCCAATAGTGCCACCGTCGCCCTCAGAGGCACCTATATTCGCGAAAGAAACAGCAGTACCGGATGCATTAATATAAGATCCGGAAAATGATCCAGTGATTTGTGTAAAAGTTCCATCAGCTTTTGCTACTATTTTGTCCGGCCCGATTATTGTGCCGCTTAGAGAATTGTAAGACATAAAACCACCTTCTTAAATAACAAACCATTTGCTGACACCGTTAGAGTAAAACGTCTTCGAAGCCATAGTACCTGCAATCGTTACATGATTTACATCATCTACTGTGTCTCCCGAAGAAGCGGAAACGGTTATTGCATTTCCGGAAGATCTTGCTCCACCGGTTGCTTCGTCTTTGATAACTAACAATAATCCGGCTCCCGTAGAAGCAGGAGGCAACTCTACCGTAACCGCAGTACTAATGTTGGCGGATACGCCAACGATATAGTCTGACTGAGAAGCGGTAAAGGCAGTAGTACCCAAAGATCTATAATTAACTCTCAATCCCGGCACCTTAAGCTGACTACTAGCCAATATATATTGTACATCGACATTCGAACCAGATGCACCGATCATAAGCGATCCTGTAAAAATATGATTATCGTCGTTTGAATTACCAAAATTAGATGATCCACTGTTGTTAATTTCGAAAGTATTTTCAATCAAATAATTTGATGCAGTAATCCCCTCTGTGACATTTAATGAGCCAGTTATTACAGCATTTCCATTGTACGGAAAAGATGAAACTCCCTGCAGATTAGTGCCGTCGCCATAAAAAACAGAAGCAGAAACATGCCCACTACTTGTCATGTTTCCACTTAAAAAAAGCTGAGGTGTTGCTAGTGTGTAATCAAATGTAAGTTTGGCTGAACCTGAGCCGGTTCCGATACCGTTGGAGTCAACGGCGCCAGATAAAAACTGAATTGACTTATCAACTCCTCTAGCCTGAGCTTGAGAAGCGGTAGGGTGAACATACGCCCATCCATAGTTTGTTTCATTAGCCATTGAAATTTCCTCCTATCCACTGTTCAACAATTGTAAATAGTTCATCTTTTGCCTTTTTCTTTGGCTTTTGCAATGGCTCTTCGTCTTTTTCTTTTTATTTCATTTCTCTTTTCAGAATTAGATTTGAAGTAGCGGCGATCCTTGATCTCATCAATGATCCCTTGTTTTTTGCATTTCTTGATGAACCGCTTGATCATGCGCTCTTGAGACTCTTTTCTTCTAGGAGTCACTTTGATATTACTAGTTTTTTTCATTTATATTCCTAAAGGGTACTTCCTGCTGCATATAGAATAACATCTTGTGTGTTGGAGCAGACAAAGCCAACTCTGTCGATTCCATGAATGGGAACTACGACGTAGTGAGTGCTACTTGGGCTACCACTGACTTGGACATTTAACATGCTAGCATGAAGGCTAGCCTGATCTGTCCTCTGGTGTGTCTTGAGCCTTCCCCATTGCCCAAATTGTTTATTAAATGCATAGACATCGATGACGGATCCTGTTGAGCCGGTTGTTCGAACGCACAGGTGCAAATAATCTTGATTCTGCGTGTCATAGCCGTTTGTTCCGTCGGCGGCGCCGGCTAAAGTATCGCTCAGATCAGTAGATGCAGTTACAACTGTAACTGATCCACTGGCTTTATACTGCGCATAATGACTGGCTGCACTTGAGCTAGCGGCAATAGGAGAAACTGCCAATTTCAAGTTTTTTGGTTGTCTTGTTCTTCCTCTGGATGAATATTTATGTACTGACATTATGTAATCCTCTTTCCTTATAATTATTTATGATTTGATTTTTTTCCAAGATGAGCCGGCAATATTTAACAATCCGCTAATATCAACCCCAGCATCTTCTGGTGCATATCCTGCGAGCGCTCCTTGTGCTTGGTTTCCGGATTCCGGATTTCCACCAGAGCCAAGTGGCTGCGTTCCTTCAAAAAGATCAACACCACCAAAAGCATCCTTACCAATCGCATCCAAAAGTTTTCTCTTTTGGTTGTTGGCTTGTCTCTTTCTTTCTTGAATTCTTTGCATAGCTTGCTCGTCTGTTTCTAATTGTCTAGTTGGCTTTTGGGGCGCAGGAGTTGCTTGCTCTTGCAAGACAGCGCCTTGAGTGCCAATCATAACCTCAGAAATAATAGACGAAAGAACGCCCTCTTGAAGTAGTACTTCGTTGATGCATTCTTTGACTAGCGGTTTAATTAATTGTTTTAATTCTTTCTTATTCATTTAATCCTCTAAAATCTCATTCAACATTCTGTTGAGTTTGTATTTCTTGTCGAAGATATCTGTTTCGATTTTAATATTCTTGGCTTCTTGGAGTGCCATATATGCATTAGGAGTAGAAGGCTCACTAACGAAATCAAAGCAAATAAGTTGAAGATCTTCTTGTACAATGGTTTGTCCTTCGGATTCGTTAACAGAACCAAGAGCCCTACTACTAATCCCCAGCTTAACACCGTCATTGACAAGTTGTTGTAATATTTTCCCAGACGGAGTGTTAAGGACTTTAACTTTGCCCATAACATTGTTGCCGTCCCACCAAGCATCGGTAACCATGTGTGACGCATTTTTAAGATTAATGATTGAATCGTCTGGATGATCTAACTCTCCTAAAGCTCTACTATCTTTAATTAGCATCGCATAATTCTTCATTTCTCTTTCTAAAATCTTTTTTGGATAAATTCTACCATTACCGTTTTGAACTTCGGCTTCTTGAAGTTTACCTGTCAATATCATTCCGCCATTTTTGACGTAACGTTTCTCCGCTTCAGTGAGCATGTCTTGGCACACACCACCTTCACATAATTCATAATATTCTCTTAATAATACTTTACTCATAGTCAGCACCCATTCTTACATCTTCTAACTGGTTGAATCATCCATCTTTTCATTGTTTTGCTCCTCTTCTCGCTATATATGCTTTTCTTTCTTTATCAAGCCTTGCTCTTTTTTCTTCTTCACTCTCTTTGCCAGAATCAATTGCTTGTTTTCTATATTCTTCTCGTTCTTGCCCTAGTTGTTGTAAAAACGCCATGCGATCATCAATCCATTTGCCCATTTCATCAGAAACAGATCGCTTAAGTTCGCTTAAACCTGCCTCATCAAGTTCAACCACACCTTCGGGATATCCATTCATCAATTCTTGGATCCTTTTGATGTTATACATGTACATGTCTCCCGGATCGTGAATGGTGGCACCTTTAGAAAATTGAAGCATAAGCTGCTCTTCTTCTGGTATTTTAAATTTTCCACCTTCACCTCTTGGGGATCCCATAAGATATCGAAAAGTGTTGCGCGCCGAATAATCTCTTACTTGGTTATAACCAAGCGCTTCTGTGTCGCCTTGCGGGCCGGGGGCTTTCCAAAGAGTTGCTTTTCCTTCAGCAGTGTTTATAATCAATGTAAATGGCTGTTCCTTTTCTAGTAAACCACTGGTGGCGGAAGAAACTCCCCGCATCGCATCAGGGCGATTTGATACTAACTCGCTCAATACAGCAGAAATTTCTTCTCTAATAATTTCTTTTATAGTGCTTTTCTTAATTTTCATTTTTGATTCCCTTTTATTTTTGTTTCCAAAAAGTCTTTAAGCTCTTTTGGATCGACATCCTTGTTTTCTTTTAAAAACTTTTCAACCTCTTCTTGTAGGATTTTGGCTGCGCGTTTCTTTGAGATTTTAATGTTCATTTCTTGTCCTCTCTATTTTTATTCCGTTATCATCGAAGATAGTACAAAAGATATAAGAAGTACCAGATGACAACCAACCGCAAACCAAAAGGTTTGCTAAATTATAATCAAAAGTAAATAGTTCTGTAAAACCGTTTAAGCAGAATAAAAGAACACCTACCCAAAATCCTGTACACATCGGGCAAGCGAATAGAGTTCCAATCCAATTGGGGCGGTTCCTTAGCCATCTAAAAATAGATCCATAAACTAGAATCTGTGTTAGTCCATAGGCGGCTAGGACAAACCATAATAATTGCATTTTATCTCCTATAATATCTGTTATGCATATAAGATTGGTAATAAATACCGGGACGAATAGAGCCTTTCTCTCTGGCATGAGGCACTTTACCTAGCTCTGTTGAATTGTCGTCTGTGGGTTGCGTATAATATTCTTCCTCTTCATCTTCCATTTTTTGTAAATATTCAAATCTTGGGCGCTCCTCTTCAACAAACTTTGCAATTCCAAAGAGTGCAGGCTGAATTGGATCCATTGCTTCGCCCTCGGCGTTCGCTTTTGGCTCTTCAAGTAAGCCTTGCAAAGAAGCATATACATTGCCACCTTGAACCGAATCTCTAGCGACAATCCCCTTTTTAGTTAAATAATCAAATAATCTAGATTCTGTATCGTAGGTTAAATCAGAAATTTTATCTTTTGGGAATGCCACAATCTTCTTCATCTTGGGCATAATCACGATATCAATATCCGGGTGATCATATATAACATAATCGCCACCAAGAGTTTGGCGCATATCTAAAGAGAACTTGTAGTCTTTTAACTTAGTTCCGCTCTTTTTTATCGTTTTGTCACCTACTAATACACTAATTGACATTTATCTTAATTCCTTGCAAAATTCTTGCGTTTGCATGATCTTAAGAACCATGTTATCATCTACATCCTTTTTAGAAAAAGAGCCCAAAAGATTTTCCAAAGTCTCAAATCTCTCTTTAAGATCTGGCATATCTTTTTTGCCCTCTGCTACAATCTGTTTAAGTCTGGCTATTTCTTCATTGATTGAAATCTTAAGTCCATAGCCGTCGTCAGCAAACGAAAAAATATACTTATATAATAAGTCTTTTTGCTCTTCCAAGAGTGTTTCATATTTTTCATTAAACTTTTTAACAAACACGTTGTATACCACATTGTCAATCGGCTCAACATTCATAGCCTTATTTTCGCTCGTCATGGCTTGAATTAAATTATTTTCCAAAATAACTCTTCTTTTAACTGGAGTTCTGACGCTAAATAATTGGGCGATTGTTGCCAGTGATTTGTAGTTTGGTGTAAAAATGTTAAACGTATCTTTACCCAATTCTTTATTAACCCTGTTGATGACATGTGACTGTTGTTGGAAAACGTGATCTGGGTGCAGCGACAAATAAGTTCTTTGCGCCTCTCTCAAAACCATCTCAGCCCATGACTTTTCAACTCCCTTTGTTTCTAATACTGCCTTATACGCGTCTAATTCCTCATGCAAAATTGAATCGGAATTGAAGTTTTCTTTTAAAATATCTAAAGCGATGTCTCTCCTTGTATCATCATGATTAACAATTGCTTTAGTCATTTCTAGAACAAGTGCTTCGTATAGGAATGCGGTATTTCTTTTTTTGTTATACTTCATCTTCTTTATGCTCCATGCTTTCTAATAACATTTTCAAGTCGTGACTAATATTAAATAGTTGCTTCTCTTCTTTATCGTAAATCTCATTTTCTTGCGCCTCGTATACTGTATTAACAATTGAAGTCACAGGATCTCTGAACATTCTTCCGATCGGAGAAGTCACAGCTTTTGTGCTATTTGTTCTGGCTGCTCTACCAGCCTCTGAATCTTTTGTTGCTTTTACTTTTCTTCTGCCCTTTCCGTCACCTCTGGAGACTTTTCCATCCTTGTCTCTCCCTTCGTCACGGTTTCCGGGTGCTGCTAGTAATGCTGTCTCGGCTCCACCTTCGTCCCCGCCGGCATCACCGCCGGCATCGCCACCTGCATCGCCTCCAGCGTCACCACCTGCATCATCAGCGGGTGGGGCGTCTCCGCCGCCCAAATCTCCACCAAGATCAAGCCCTGCTCCGCCAGTAGCTCCGCCTGCTGCTCCAGTATCGGGAGCAGATGCAGGAATTTCTTCTGCTGCTTTTTCAAGCATAGAAGCGATCTTCTTGTCGTAGAACATTTCTCTTTGGTTGCGCAAGAACTCTTCGTCTGACATTCCAAGTACATTTTCTGCAATCCAGCGCTTTGAGAAAAATCCTTCTGTGGCTGCTCCTGCAATATCAAACTTTTGTTTCCAATGTTCAAGTTCTTGAAGTTCTGCAATTTTTGATGGGTTGTTAAGTAGCAATTTATATGAAATCAGATCATCGCCGCGATAACCCAATGTATAAAGGTGAACCAGCCCAATCTTTTCTAATTCAGAGACGATTGATCTTTGTAATCTTTGGATAGTTCTTGCAAAACGGATATCTTTTTGTGCTAATGTTGCTTTGTCTTCTGTCTGCCCGTCGCCCCTAGAAAGGTAAGACATTGGAACTTTAAGCGCCGAGAACAGTTTATCTCTCAAGTACTTAACGTCGTCAATATCTCCGGTGTACTGTCCGCCGGGAAGAGATTCTACTTTAGAAGAATTACCGCCACGAACAGGGATAAAATAATCTTCGTCAATTGACAAAGGGTTGTATCTCAAATCAACTCGCCCAGTGGAAGAATCAATAAGCTGATTTCTTTTCATCTGAGTCGTTACGCGTTGCATAAATTGTTCAACATCTTGTGGTGCGATGTTACCTACATCAATATAAAATACTCGTCGCTCTGGAGAACGAACAATACGATACGCCATCATCGCGTCTTCAAGCAATGTAAGCTGTCTCCAAATTCTTCGGGCGGGCTCTAAAACTGATGTACCATATGGTGCATACTTGTCGTTACCTAATACTCTGAAGTGCGCAACCTGCCAGTTCTCAAAAGTTAAACCACCAGAGTTCCATTGATATTGAATATAATTTGGATTTGTTTTGTCTTCGCCCTCGATCCTTTCTACTTCATCGATCGGAAGCGAAATAACATTTCTGATGCCTAGCCTATCATCGATGTCTAGGTAAAGCATAAAGTCGCCAAACTTACAAAGTGAACGGCTCCAGCCAAAAAGATTAGATTCGATATTCAGAATATTATTGTATAAGTTATCTAATACCAATTTTATCTCATCATTTGGGCACTTGATTCTGAGCATTGGAGAAAGATTTGTTGATGTCGTCATTTCATCTGCGTATATATCCAAAGCAGACGCAATCTCTGGCGTATACTCCATCTGATCAAAATCGATATATCTTTCATAACGATTTTGGTTTGCCATAATATTAGCAGTCATGTTGTCATACGGATTGTATGATGTCTTTTTAAAATCCAGCCCCATCGCAGAATTAAAATTATATTTATCTAAATCTGCTCTACGATATCGTCTTTGTAATTGTGTTCGCCTATTAACCAGCGGCGTAGATAAAAGCCTAGTCAGTCTTTTATACAGTGTACTTTGCGGGTTTCTGGGGTTTTTCTTGTTATCAGCCATATCTTATCCTTTAAATATCCATCCAAATTTGTCTAAATTTTGTTTATGCTTTTCAATGCTATCATTTTTTGGAGCATCAAATGTAGATTGTTGTTTTTTGTATCCTGTTTGTCCTCTGATGTTTGTGTTCAGAATTGTATTTGTGTAAACCATAGAGTTTAGCATCGCCTTTTGAAGCTCTTCGCCTCTTTTGGCAGAGATAATTGCTGTATCTCTTACCCAACAAGCGATTGCTAAAGACATTACCAAATCATCATTATAACCTTTCATAGCTTGAGGCTTCCCTAAATACCAAATAAAAGTTTTCAATTCGTTTAATAAACGCAAAGACTTAATAGTAATTAGTCTATTTCTGATGAACTCCTCCAGTTTGGCAATAATAAGTGGACGTGTTTTCATCGAAGTCGTAAAGCCAGCGATTGCGCTGGGGTTTCCAACAGCGGCATGCTGATCGATATGTTCATTTGTGCCTTTCGTGCTATAATACAAATTCGGATATTCTAGATCAATTAACTTTTCCAAGACAGAATATCCAATATTATTATTCTCTACAACTAAAAGACAGTTTCCGTATTCTCTGCCGGCTGAATATAATATGTTTGCGAAGTCATCAATATTTGGCTTTCCTCTATATTCAGCAACAATCGACATATCGTCCACATCGACAACATGAAAAACAGAATAGTCGGCTCCATCACCACGGGCGACATCTGCCACTAAAATATATTTTCTTCCATTCTGACACTCTTCCCATATCCAATAATTCCTGTCATACCCGACTCGGTGTTTTGGTTCGCATATCGTTTGTTGTATTCTATCAATGTCGTCCGGTGCTATCACTGTCTCGCCAGAAGCGTTAAAGTTACATTCGTACTCTTGCGCTATCTGTCTGGGTGACATATTTTTTGTCTCAATATCAAACCAGTTTTGATCTCTATCTGGGTGAAGCGTCCAATGCAGCTTTGTCGGATAGAACATGTTAACGCCAGCTTCCGAGTCTACATAAGTTGTATGAAACCAATTACCAACACCATTGGGGGTAGAAAGCGCTATACAACGTCCACCAGTTGAGATCGTAGGATAGATACCTGTCCACAGATCGTTCATGTCTGGGATGAATGCAGCCTCATCAAGTACCAGTAGTGATAGTGCTTCCGAACGTCCAGCGTCCCCAGAAGTGGACGAGGCTTTGATTTGAGAGCCGTTTGAGAGTTCAAAGCTAGTTCTATTGTCTACAGTGATCTTGGCTATTGTCATCCAATCTGGAAGGTTTTTAACCATCTCTTTTACTTTCTTTACCAAGTTGGTTGCTGTCTGTAATTTTGTACAAAGAATAAGAACGTTCTTGTGTTTGTGAAACATCATAAGCCAAGCGATATGGGCTGCAACAATTGTTGAGATTCCCATCTGCCTAGCTTTTAAAACTACGTTGAACCGATGTTTCTCTAGATCTATTAATAATTGATCTTGAAACTTATATGTGTCAAAGCGTACAAGTCCATGTACCGAATGTGGTATTCGGCAGAAGTTGTTAACAAAATACTCCTGATCTTTGCCGCACTTCAAGATCTCTCGGACTGCCTGCTCTTTTGTAATCATTAGCTCTCATTTTTTGCTGTGTAATTTGAAGGCTTCTTTGCCTTTTCACGCCCCATTGCTAGAAAGTCTTTAATTGTTTTATCTAAACGCTTTTCATCTGACTCTGGCTTGTTAGCCTCTGCTTCTGTTCCGCCGATCTCAAATGACTGTCTTGCGATAATCGAGACGCGTTGCCTAGAGATATACTGCATATCAATGTCAACTTCTGATGGGCTCTTAAGAGATAACGAGCCTTCTGCCACATTCTTGTATTCTTTCTTAAGATACTTTACAATATCTGCAATGTTTTGTTCGATATCGGATACTAGAGAGGTGTTGTGAGCATGCTTTGATGTACACTCTGTGTGATAGATAATGTGTAGTTCGTTTCCGGAAACCTTTACATTGAAGCCATCAATAACTCTGGAGTCTTTGATAGGGCAACCTTCTTCTCTGCGAAGTCCAATCTTCTTTGCCAGATCTTCGCCAGCAATTCTTTCGTCATGCGAGCCATCATAAGCATTAGCTGCTGCTTGATGGATTCCTTGTACTATTTCTAATGTTGTAGCCATATTATTGTTCTCCTTTTATCTTTCTGCAAATTTTAGCCATTCAATCGCTGCTTGATCACCTTCATTTGCCGCAGCCACTGCAGCGGCGACTCCGCCCCACTGCTCTGCTTGGCGCTCCCAGTCACTTGGAACTTGATCTTTTCCAGATGCCGGATTCTCTATAACACCGGTAGGCGTCACAATAACATGCATACCGTTAGCCATCTTATACTGAAAGGCATCTGACTTGCTGGGTGCCATATAGTCAGCCAATCCGCCCATACTTTCATTCAAAAACCGATTAAAGCCTTCCATTAGGGTTTTGGTTGTGGGTTGCTTTGACTCGTTCATTCGCTGCGGCGCGGCGAAAATACCAGCTTTTGCTCTGAAGTCTGCTTGCAGTCCACTTTCTTCAACCTCTGGAGAGTCTATGAATGCTAGGAGATCTTCTGGCAATAGCACATGTCCTCTGCGCATATCCACCAGTCTATCGATGACTGGAATCAAAGCTGGGTTTCCTTCTCCGCCCATGCGTTGTGAATGCTCATGCTCTGCTTTTGCCATTTGCAAGAATTCGCCGGCTAGCGACATGGCTCTGTCATTCTCATTACCTTCCAGAGGAGGGGGATTAGCTCCCAATTCATCCAATCGATATCTCGGATTTCCTCTCCGTGTATTTTTTGTTGGTTTTCCCCATCTAGTCATTTGAATTCTCCTTATGATTTGGGCGCCATCCTGCTAGCCATCTTTCTTCTCTTCCATCCACCCATCTTATATAACATGCTTCGCAGCATTCAAATTTGTGCATATAAAAATCGTCGGCTTTGTTAAAAGAATAAGTTGAACATGTAGGACAGGTTCTATTACTTTCACTATTAAGTAGTCTTTTTGGCATTAAAAATCCATCTGTTTCTACTAAATCGTTGTCTTCATGATATTTAGAAACCTTTGTTTGAAACTTCTTTGAGCTTTCAATATATTCCGCTTCTTTCTCGTCGTCCCAATTGGCATTTGGGTTCTGTATGGTTTCTTTGCCATACTTCTTTCCTATTGCCTTTTCATATGCCGCTATTTTGTTTGGATTTTTTAATTTCATTGAGTAGCCTCGGAAGCTTTCATAATACCTATTGTTAATCCAACTCCGATGGCAACACCCGCCGCAATATACCATGGGCGATCATTTCTGTTATTTCTCTTAACTTGCTCTTCTAACAATTCAATCCTCGTGTTATATTGATTTACGATTGTGGTTCTTTCGGTTTCTAGAAATTTAACTTGTGCGTTCAAATCATTTAACTGGAAATTAAACTTCTCTTCCTGTAAGCCCAATTGATACTCCAATTCCAAATCACATTGTAATTCGTAATACTCTGGCAACGTCAGCAAGTGTGCAGTCGCAGAATCATCGAATAATGTGCCTTTAAACGGTGCAGGCATTCCGGGTTCCAAATAAGTAAATCTACCATTCCCAGCAAAAGCCAAGGATGGCAATAATAATAATACGATTGAGGGCAATATTTTATTCAACATATTCGAAATTAAACCTAGATTCTATATCTTTAATTAGTTCTTCGGGTTTTTCTTGAAGAATTTGTTCAATTTCTTCTTTTTCGGTTTCTCTTCTGACGTTGATTTGTTCTTTTTGGGCGTCGTATTCATTCCTAATATCTTCCACCCTTTGAATATATTGTTGGATAGCTTCATCTTTTTGTCTTAACCTCTCTTCATGAGCTTCATTTAATTGTTGTATTCTTGTTTCATACCCTGCTATGGTTTCTTGGTGCATGTTAAACAAAGAATTGTAGTCCATTCTACCTTTAATGTAGAAAAAGGAAAGAAGAACTACAATAAGTAGTTCTTTCCAGTTCCTTTTAACGTACTGAAGTGCATCAGTTACAAATTTTGATTTTAATTGAATTTGTATCATGTGCCCTTCATTTTTGCGATTGCGTCAACAACAGATTGTCCGCCGATATACAGCGCAGAAATCATAACCCAATCACCAGATTCGATAAGTGCAAGTCCCATAAGAACTGTTGCAGTTGTCCAAACCAAAAGCTTTCTACTGGTTACTTTTTCAACCCAAGCATCAACTACTGCTTTTTGTTTTTCTTTTATTTCTTCCATAGTCATGTTTACTCCTATTGATTTACATGTGCATACCCATCATTCTTGTCGATAACAATTTGCATATCGACACAATCCTTCAAAGAATCCAAATGGGAAATGAGCAGAACTGTTTTAAAGTTCACCTTAATTAGTTCCAACATGCGAATAAATCCCTCCATATTTTCTTCATCTAGTGCTGTCCCCGGTTCGTCGAGGATAAAAATATCTCCCTTTGGCATAGAAGAAACTGTAAGCAGTGCCATGCGAATTGCCATAGCGGCGATTGTTTTTTCCGCACCAGATCCCATTTCTAGAGGGCGAGCTTCGTGTTTTGGATGCTTGATATATATCTCAATCTTGTTTCCATCAACTTCAAAGAAAATATTGAAATCAACAATGTTTGCGATTGTTTTGGCAATTTCTTCATTGATTACTGGTAGCTTCTTTTTAATGATATCAAACGCAATACCGTTTGAGTGCATGCATTGCATATATAAATCATATGCCGAATACTGACATCTATATTCTTCTAGGAGATCTCGCTGCTCTTCTAAGTTTTTAATCTTCTCTTCGATAGAGCCTGTCTGCTTGTAAAAAGTCAGCCGATCGTTCTCGCACTTCGCCAAAGATCTCTTAACGCTCTTGAGGCTTTTCTCAAGTTCATTTTTCTCTGCCAAAATAGATTCTAGATTCTCGATAGCTTCCCTGTTCTCTTCGTATACCTTCTCTTCGCTTTCCAAGTCTTGCACTTCCTTTGTCAATAGCTTGATTGTGGTGCCATCACGCTCTAGCTCTAGTCCAATTTCAGTGATCCTAGAAGACGTTTCTACCTTCTTATCCAAAACCTGCTGATACTTCTGTAAATGATCGTGTACCTTGGTTGGATTTAAGTCAGTATGATTAGCTTCTTGGAATGAAATACTTTGCTTGATCTCAGCAATTTTTGACTTGATGCTAGGAATCTTTTTCTTGGCTAATTCTGCATCTTTTACAAACTTATTTTCTGCACAATATTTACAATCCGGATCATATTCGTGATCGTGAAGCAAAGAAACTTTAGCATCATAATTTTTATATTCCTTTTCTTTCGCGCTTAACTCATCTTTAAGAGCCGCAATTGACTCTAAAATATCATCAATTTGTTCTTTTTTCTCTCTTAAATCATCAATTGGGAAAGATTCTGTGAACTTACACAAAGCCTCATATTTTGAATTTTTTTGTGTTTTCTCCAGTCGCAATTCGGACATGTGCCGATTTAATTCCGTTATTTGTGACTTTTTTGTAAAAATTTTATTTCTAACTTTTGCTATATCTATAATTTCTGTAGGCATCGAACTAATCTTTGCGTCCAAATCCGACACCGAAACATTAATTTGTTCCACATGTTTCGTTAGGTTTTCACAATCCTTCTCATGCCCATTCAATTTACGCGTAACTTTGGCAAGTTTTACAACCTGTTCTTTGATTTCTTCCTTGAAGTTTCTGTCTTCTAGTCTGCGCAACATTGCTCGGACTTCTGCCGAGTCTTCTTTGGCTAAACGATACTTGGCTTCAAAGAGATTCAAATCGAGAAATTTTGCGAAAATCTCTTTGCGCTTTGTAGCCCCTTCGGAGATAAAATTAAGAGCACCGTTTTGAGAGGACATAGACGTTAATAGGAAGTCTTCAAGTGTCCCAAAGTGGTTTCGTATAGCTTTGTCTGTATCACTCCTTGTGAGTCCGTTTAGGGGCTTTAAATTGCCTGTAATTAAGTCCTGTGTATAGAACGTTACATTTGTCTTAGCTTCTTGCGTTACAACGCCCTTTAGTTTCTTTGTATACTTCTCTGCTTCTCTTTCGATAGTATATTTGTTAGTACCAACTGTTACATCCAACTTAGCTGATGCTTTATCTTTATTCTGATTGATTACATTTAAGTTCTTCTTTTCGTTCTTCGAAGTTGAATTAAACATCGAAAACAGAATCGAATCAATAATAGAAGACTTTCCTGAGAAGTTCTTGCCAAAAATACCGACAATGCCGCTAAGATTAGAAAAGTTGATTTCATTATCCTCGCCATAATTGAATAGATTGTCCCATTTAATCCTTTCAAGTTTCCAGTTCACATTTCTTGATACATCATCAGTTTGTGTAACAGCATCATTATACTTTTTATTTAATTTGTATACATTTTCTATTTCTTCTTCCGATAAGTTAAATGGCTCTAAATACTCTTCTATCAAATTTTC